ATATTTGACCTATATAAGACACATTAGTGATTGATATAAGTCAAAAAGTCAAGTTATAGGTTTACTTTTTTTATTATTTAGTAGTAATGCTACCTAATGTAACCAAATTGGTAACATTGTTAAAAATCAATTAGAGACGATTTAAGACACTCTATTTCATTTTGGATAGATAGTACTACTCTATGGTAGAAAGTGTCTGTATAGGCCTTAAAATGCCATTTAAACACTATTCCTCATAATTACCAGCTTCATTCTCTAATTCTACCTCCTTATCATACTCGTAAAGTGGTATATCTTGGATATTGGCAGCTTCAGTAGCAGGAACCACAAAGCCACTATCTTCTAGTTGCATATTCTCATATCCTTCGGATCTATTCTCATCACCATCTAGCTTAGGAACATCATCAACGTGGTTTGCCTTTAAGACGTTAACAGTAATCTGCTTCACAACATCACCTTCGTGAGCAACCTCTTGTCTTTCGATGTATCCTCTACGTTTACCTTTTGTCTTTAGTAAGAACATAGTAGCCAAAGTATCACCCTTAGCAATACGTTCCATCAGTTTGTGTTCACCAAAGTCTAGCATAATCTCTTCAGGTTCTATTTCAGCTAGTTTCCTAGCAAACTCAGGATCATTCTTAACCCATACGTTATACGATGACCTAGATACCCCAGCTGATTCACAAGAGATGGTTATGTTACCGAAGTTCTCCTTGTAAGCTATAATAAAAGCTTCTTTAGTGATGTCTTTAAACTCTGCATTCATATTATTTGGTTTTTAGCTTATTTCTTCTGTTAATTGCCTTCATATCGCTTTTGTACCTCTTTTTAGCCTCTTCACTAGCCTTAATTCTATTTTGCTTCTCTATGTTAGGAGTTACAGGAGAAGGTCTATTTAAGCTTCTATTGTAGTCTAATGGCAATTCAACCTTATGGTAGCTCATAACTCCTGTGTCAGTTCCTGGTTTATACCTTTTGTCTAATTCTCTTTTTGGTGTATTCATATTAAATTTTATTATAATAGGTTATATAGAAAAATAAAAAAAATCAAATGTCAAAAATGGTTAAGTCTTTGTTTTATATCAGAATAATGAAGGGCCCAAGGCATACGATTGTTTTTTGGCACGAAAAATTAGGGTAGGGGGTAGGGTAGGGGAGGGGCTTAGTCCTATTTAACATAATATAAATTATAAGACTCCTCTCCTCTCCTATTCTTAGCCTATTTAGTCAGCAAAGCTATTGTATTTTACTTTATTGATAGTTTACGCAAGCTTAGGCCAAAAGTAAAAACACAGCATTAATACTTTTATTCAATTTACTTTACTATACACTAATATAATAGGTAATATAAACTCTATTATATAATATATACAATATAGTTGATAATATAACATAGTATATTATATAACCCTATTAATGTATACCAATTAGCTTACTTAGTGTACTTAATACACTAACTAAATTAACATATTCTTAACTAAAATACTTTACATTATTTAACATTCTTTAATGTTTATACCTATCTTTAGTATGCCAATATAAAACCAATTGGCCTAATATTATGGAAACAATCCTTTACATTCAGTTAGTTTTATTCTGTGTATTCATTGCCTTTGTAGGTAAGTTATTAATTAACATTTTAATTGATAAGCAATGATAACAGTAATTGAACTGATCCTAATTAGTGCGGGATCTATTTTAATTTATGCACTATTAAAAACAATTTACCAATCATTTAAAGATTAACACAATGACAAACACACAAACAGAAAAAAAAGAATTTAGAGTACAGGTAGATCAACTTTGTACTATTTGGACAAGTAGCATAAAATTTATTGAAGCTACTACTCAAGAGGAGGCCGACAAAATAGCCATTGATATGTACAATAATGGGGATTTATTCGAAAACCTTGAGGACTTTGTTTATAATTACGATACAGTAAAGGAGACAGAAACCATAGATATTATAAACGGAGAGGGCAACACATTAATAAAAATAAACTAATAAATCAAACACAATGAAACACACACAAACACAATTAACAATTAACGGCTTTGATTCGCATTCACTTTGCTATTTAGAAGCATTAGGAATGTCTAAAGTATTTGAAGCCTATGCGTCAATCGGTGAAGAAATATTAGAAGATGGTATCGGATTTAATCCTAATTCGGGCTATGTTTATATTGCCCTTGAAAATGGTATTTCTATTTGTTCTATGCTAGGCAAAGACGTGGAATACTTAGTAACTAATATGAGGAATGGTGAAGAGCACTTTTTTGATACATACGACGAAGCCGATTCCTTTGATACCTATTCCCTAGAAACTGAAGATGAAATTAATTAAACTATAAAACCTACAAAAATGCAAACACAAACAATTACCACATACAATTTTGGCGAACTTAATGAAAAAGCAAAGCAATTCGCATTAAATAAAAATAGAGAATTATGCGTTTCTGATTATTGGTACTCAGATACCTTTGAAGGAGCAAGGGAATTAGGAATAAAAATTACCGAATTTGACTTAGATAGAGCACAAAAAATAAAAGGAGAATTCATAGACGAACACATAGAAGTTGCAGACCACATTTTAGATAATTGGGGGGAAAGTTGCCAACTTTATAAAATATCTGAACAATTTAGAAAAGAAAGGGACGAACTATGCGACCAATGGCAAAAGGACGAAAAAGGGGAATTGGATAATGTGGACGAATTAGACGAAAAGTTGGACGAATTGGAAAACCAATTTGAAAAGGATATTTTATGGCAATATTGGATATTATTAAGGGACGAATATGAATATTTATTTTCAGATGAATTTTTAGCCGACTATTTAGATAATAATGATTATCAATTTACCGAAAATGGCATTTTATATAACTTTTAAACATAATCAAAATGAACAGCTACAAACACAGGAACAAAAATACCACGCTTTCAATCGTTGAAAAGTGGACTAGTAAAATACTCGAGGAATACTCGGCAAATGATTTACTAGAAATATTAATCGAACAAACAGATAAAAGCGACAAACAAGACCTATTTAGTAAAATGGGCGAAGTCTTGCAAATGGAGGCCAATGTAAAAGTATTTAAGCCTATAACAATGGAGGAGGAAATGAAATTCGAAGCTTTTATATTAGAGATTAAGCCATATTTACACCAAAGACTAGATTTTCTTTTTTAGGTTAACTGACGAGCTGTTATTCAGCGAAATAGGGCAAAAGCCCTATCTTAACCAAAAATCACAAATTATGATTTGCACTAAATTACCAAATGGCTATTTGCTTATATCTGATATAATCAATGGCGAATATGTAAAGCAGCTTTACACAGGATACACAAAAAAAGAGGCTCAAAGACGTTTCAGGATTTATACTAATCAAATCAAAAAGAATTGGTTTGACTATTTAGCTCAATAAAGCTTTATAAAGGCCTTATTTTTATCTTTGGGGTCTATGTATCAATAGTAAAAGATAGGGCAAATTTGAGGCTTAAAATAGGCTTAAAAGTAGTTTTTTAAGCTAGTTAATACTGTTAAAAGTAAAAAATATCAATGTTATAACATTAATGTTTAAACATTAGTTGTTTATGCAACTAATTGATAATTTTACGATATGACAAAAACCTGCCAAAAACCCCTCGGCAAAAACCTGCTAAAAATCCCACAGCCAAAAATCCAGCAAAAGTCTGCTAACGCTGACAAAAATCTTTTATGATTACCTTAACAAAAAACCTGCTAAAAATCCTTAACAATAACAAAAAACCCTTAATTTCGTCAAACAAAACAAAAACCCCATCTATGTCATTTGAATTAATCACCGTCAAGTATGGCTGCAAGTGTAGTCTTACTGGCAAAAACTTCTCACCAGGTGAGCAAGTCTATTTCAATTACCTATCAAAAACCTTCCTTGATCCTGTGTATTATGAGAATATGCAGAGCCAAATCAATTCAAGTGGAGTTCAGTCTTATTTCCAAAGGCACCAAAAACTTAATAAAGTAACCCAAAAACCCTAATAATATGTCTAAATTCGAGTTTATCACAGAAACAAATACTATCACAGGTGGTGTAAGATTCTATACCGAAAAGGATGGTGAGTATGTAGATAGTTCCATTAGTGCTGACAAAGATAGTGCCTACGAAAAGTTTATTAAAGCTGCTAGTGGAGTATCTTTAAAGCCTACTAAAGAGGTAACTGAAACTATTTACTCCATAATTGAATAAGTATGCACCCTACACCAGCCCATCTAAAACAAAAAGGCCTTAAGGATTATTTTATGATAACCATAGATGGCCAAAGGCTTAAAAAAGATTACATCTATCGTGGTATGTTTATCCATTGGGACTCCAAAAAACCCCTAGATAAGTTCTACTATTGGAGAGGTGATTATTTTACATCGATTGAAGGAGCAATGCGTTCCATTGACAGACATTACAAATTATATAAAAAACTAAAAGATGCTAATTAGAGACTATCGTGCCTTACTTAAGTATGGCGATATAAAGAAGATTTGTGAGATTACAGGGTACACACCTTATAAGATTCGCACTAGGTTGGCTAAGGCTGACGAAGAGATGATTGAGATTGTAGAAGCTTTCTATCGCAAGAAGATAGAAGAATTAAAAAACCAAATATATGATTTCACCGAATAAAATACACTACTACGCTATGCCAGGAATATTAAACTTTGAAGAACCTGATAGAGAATTACTAATTCAGTTTGTATGTAAGGAGATGAATGTTAGGTACAAAGATGCTTTGTCTAAAGATAGATCACGCATTCTAGTGCTTACTAGGAATATGTGCTATGCCATTCTAAAAACTTATGTAGGGGCCACAGTAGCCTCAATAGGCAGGTTATTTTTTCGTGACCATACAACTGTCCTACACGGATTGCGTATGCACCAACAAGACTTAAAGACTAATGACATCTACCAAGAGCAATTCGATGAAATTAGATTCTTACTTAAACTTAATTTACCAACCAAAAAACACATAAAGTATGCTAAGTCAATTCGCACTATGGGATGATTCTGAAAAGCGATTATTCATCGCTAAGATTATCCACCAAATCAATTATTCACAAGCTAATCTTGAGTTAATGGAATCTATCTTGTCTATATGGCAAAAGTATCCTACAAGAGAAGCTTATTATTATCAAGAAACACAACCAAAAAATCTAAACTATGGAACTACAAACAACTAGTCCTTCGTATGAGTTAATCAACAAGGATTCAATGCTTAAATTAAGCACAGAGTTATCTAAGCTTATAAAAGAGAAAGGCTTATCGTCTAACATTCAAGGTAAACAATTCGTTAATGTGGAGGGATGGCAGTTTGCTGGAGCTTCATTAGGATTGATGCCAATTATTACATCTACTCAAGACTTATCAAATGAAACTGCTATTAAATATATGGCGACTTGTGAGGTACGCAATATTACTACAGGTCAGCTCGTTGCTACAGGCATTGCCTTATGCTCGAATGCCGAAAAAACTAAGAGATACTTTGATGAATATGCTATT